ATTATTGATCCTAACGGAGATGCAACATTCGAATTGGAAATAAATTCTGATTCTACTAATGAAGGTCCTGAGACATTCACTGTAACTCTAGATGATCATCCTTCCGTTTCTGTTGATGTGACCATTAATGATACTTCAACAGCGACTCCAACTTACACTCTATCATCAAACTTAGATTCTGTTGAAGAAGGTTCAGTAGTAACTTTAACTCTAAAAACGACACTTGTGGATGAAGGAACATCAGTTCCCTTCACAATCCACGGATCAAATATAACATTAGAAGATTTTATTGGATTACCTAGTTTAGGTGCAGGTGCATTTATTATTGATTCTAATGGAGATGCAATATTCCAATTAGAAATAAATGCAGACTCAACAACAGAAGGTCCTGAGATATTTACTGTAACTCTAGATGATCATCCTGATATTTTTGTTGATGTTCTTATTATTAGTCAGACTTGGGATCTAACAGCATCCCCTTTACAGGTAACTGGAGATGATAGTATTGAACTTTCTTTATCTACATCTAATGTTGAAGATGGGTTTTATAGTTTTAATATAACAGGGTTGAGTCAGGGTGATATCGATGAATCAAATAGTTCTGTTTTTTGGAACGGAAAAAAGTATGCTGGATCTTTTGATTTAGTTAATAATGCTTCATCACCTTTAACATTGAAGTTATTAAATAATAATCTTTCTAATGTTGTGATGACTGCAGAACTCGATAATAAACAAGATTCTGTAGATGTAAATATAAATAACGTTACAATATCCCCTTTCATACCACAATATGATCTTTCAATAACCCCTGAAACTTTTAGTTATGGTGACACGGTAGAAGTTGAATTATTTACTAATCTTCCAGAAAATTCCATTGTTCCTTATACAATTACAGGGGAAGTAGAATTAAGTGATTTTGATCCACCTTTATCAAGTAAAACAGGGCATAATTTCACGGTTGGTCCTTATGGCATAGCAAAAAAACAATATACTTTTACTGACGGTGGAACATCTAACCCTAATTATGTAACAATCGGAGTATTTTCACATTCTTCCACAACATTCAGTCAAAATGACCAAGGTGAGATTTCTCTCTCTTCTAGTGAAACTTCTAGTGAAACTAGTAAAACTTTTGGAGTGATTCTAGATAATGTGACTCCTCTGGTCTATGATTATGCCATTTTAAAAATAAATGAAAATCCTATTGCAGATACAGTAAAAATTCATTCTGGAATAGGAGGTACTGGAATCAAGGATGTAACACACGAAGGGTATGGATATAAATGGTCTGATATTACCTTGCGTCAATCTGGTCAATATTTTTGGAGAATAGGTCTTCCGCTTCATTATTTAAATCGTCGTGACGATGGAAGATTCACTTCTGATCCTTACGGATTACTATCACCAGACAAGTTTGTTGATGTAAAAATTAACGGACAATCTGTTGATTTCAGCAAACTTTCTGGACATTTTGAAATTTCATCCCCTCAGGAAAATTTTGAGTTTGAGATTTATATCAGAAATGACCAATCAGACGGATACTATATAGATGAGACTGATGGCCAAGAATTCTCCCACTCCCATAAGGAATTGAGATTAACAATAACTTATGTTCCTGATGGAAGTTACGATTTTGATGATATCAAAATTTTTCCTCAACCTAGGAATAAAATAAATAGTTACTCGCATTATGAGGGTCATCGATCTGGCTACACTTGGAATTGGAATTATAATCCTTATGGGAATTTTGTGTCAGGAATTCAGAGGGGTAGTGGATACTATTATAACTACGCAGAAAAGAGAAATCGAATGGTTACTATGCCAGCATTGTCTCCAGAAGGAATTTTGACAAATGAAGTTTGGCAATCAGATTACAGATGGATTCAGTTCTGGTTATCTTCCAATGGCTCTCCACAGTACCACGAAGGGTTATACAATCCGTTGAATGTTCATACGATGCCGTACGGATTTCCTTATCCGACTAACTATTTTGATTTATTGAACGATCAATCGGATCGGGTGATAAGAGTGACTAACCCCGAGTACAATGGTGGATTTAATCCCACATACACGTTCATGTTGGAATACAATAGATTGAGTGAGATTGCTTTGAGAGGGGGAGATCCTAATGCAGAAAATTTAGAATTAGAATCAGGGAATCTGGAAGATGAAATATATTTCGAAATAACACAGTCGACTCTAGTTGATAATGATCATTATAGTTTTATAGACTTGAATAGTATTGAATATATTAAGACATGGAATAACTATTGGTTATTCGGTTCCGGAAGCGAATATAAAACCGACCTCAGTGAGTATAAATCGAACGACCCTCATTATTTTCCAATCCAATTAGATGCGAACGGTAATATCACAGGTTTCTTTGCAAAAAATCTATGGCGAAAACCGGACCCATCCTACCGCTGGTATAACGGTATAGGTAACGGATATGCAAAAAGTTATGTTCAAATAAAATTTAAAGATGAATATGTTCCTCTATTATATGGAAAACAATTTAGATTTAGACTAAAACATCCTCATCCTCAAGCACAACTAGATTCTGAGGGTGCACCCCAAAAAACTCTGAATCATCCAGATTGGTACTGGAGAGATGTGGTAAATGCTACAGATGACAGAACTTTGCATCTCTCTGGCGGCCGATCTAATGTGAGCGGTTTTCATCAACATGATTTTATTTTCGATCATTTTTATGGCAGTGCTGGGTTCGTCACAGAAGCAAATGTTGATTGGGACTTGTTCCTTACTCCAACACACACTGATTTGGAAGAAGGTGATGGTTTTTATTTCACCGAAATAATGCTGACCGCTGAAGACGATTATCCAGTACTTCTTGGAAAGTATAAATTTCAAGTATTTGGAGAAGGTATAACTCCTGATGATTTTCTCGGTTGGTCGACAATAGAGGATGAATATAATTATACCCGTTTTGATCACACAATGGAAGGGGTCATTACTGTAACGGCAAATAGTATTCCTTCGATAATTATCGCAACCAGAGCAGACTTCAGAACAGAAAGTACTGAGCAGTTTTTTGTAAAATTAGTTGATTTCCCAAATGTTTCCACTGTGCAAACTATTAATATAAATATTGATGATACGTCACAGTCTGGTCCTCTCACATTAACTGCACAATTTCCATCACCACCTATTGATGAAAATGGTCATACAAAAATACTTTTAAATTATGACTCCAAAAATCTTACTCAATATGATAGATTTGCTTTTAGAATAACTGGAGAAGGTATAACTCCTGATGATTTTGAATATTGGATGACGGATGGAGGAATTGGAGAACAGTCATTTGGACCTAGTCTTGAAGGATTCCTCGAAGTTAATAGTTTTGGATACGGTTTAGTTGAAATTAAAATGCGTGAAGATTCAAAAACAGAACAAACAGAGTTATTTACTGTAGAATTGATCGATTATCCAGAAGTCACTGTCCAAGTGACTGTCAATGATACTTCTCAAGGTACTCCATAATACATTTTATAAATACCATTAGTAAGATGAAACGCAACCGTTTGAGGAAAATTCTGATTGGTTTATGCAAAGTCTTATATACTGTGAAGACGACAGAATATTTTGGATAACAGGTACGGATCACCTTACAGGAACGACAAAATGAATATGAACTGCATAACATATTTTACAAATCGTTCGGGGTGTGCAGACCTAAAGCGGAAGACCTATGTTTTCGCCCACAGGAAACTTTGGTTTAATGGAGTATTAAATGCCTAATCCTAATAGTAGAAATGAATTAAAAGAATATTGTTTAAGAAAACTTGGTCAACCAGTGATTGAAATAAACGTCGCTGATGAGCAGGTTGAAGATAGGATTGATGATGCTCTCAAAATGTACCATGATTTTCACTATGACGGTATAGAGAAAACTATTATAAAGTATGAAATTACTTCAGATGATAAAGACTCCAGTGGTGAATGGAAAGGATATATTCCTCTGAGTGATAATGTCATATCAATAGAAAATGTATTAGATTTAAGTACAGATGGTTCTAGTGATATACTATTTGATGCAGAATATCACTTAGCTTGGGATGCCGTATACTCATTCAATGGTGTGAGTAGTAAATTTCAATACTACCATATGTCACAACAAAATGTAACACATATCAATCAAATGATATCTGGTAAAAAACTTTTAAGATACAGAAGACATACGGATAAACTTCATATTGATATGGATTGGGATGATGTTTCAGTTGGAAACTTTATCATAATAGAAGCTTATCAAATAGTTGACCCCACAATATACAATCAAGTTTGGGGTGATAGATGGTTGAGAGAATATACTACTGAATTGATAAGAGAGCAATGGGGACACAATCTCAGTAAATATACTGGTGTTCAGATGCCCGGAGGTGTGACTTTTAACGGTAGTGATATACTATCGGAAGCACAAACTAGATTAAGAGAACTTGAAACAGAATTGAGAGAAACTTACGAAGAACCTCCAAAATTTTATATGGGATAAAAAATATTATAAATACTACATAATACATTATGATTTATTGGGAGAAAAAATGAACACTAATGACCTTATAGATAATATCTCAAAAGGGAATCTTTCGAAAGCAAAAGAAATGATTCAAGGTATTTTAGATAAGAAAGCAGTTGACTCTTTAGAACTTCAAAAAATGAACTTAGCAAATGACCTTTTTTCCGATGAAAGTGAAATCAATGATGGAGAAAATCAATGAAAACTTTAAAAGATATTAAGAAAAAAGATGAATTAAATGAAAATGTTGAAGTTGTCGGCAGTAAAAGCTTTTCTTCACTCAGAGAAAGTTCTTCTCAAGAAGGTGAAGTTGTAGTATCTAAACGTTCCAAAAAGAAAAAGAAAAAAATCGAAGAGACTGTAGTCACCCAAAAAGTGGAAGCAGTTGAAGAATCTGAACTACAAGAAACATTTGATCTTGGAGATAAAGTAAAAAGAAAAGACGGATCCGAAGAAGGTGAAGTTGTTCAGAGAAAAATCGAAGATAAATCCGTTGGTGGAAGATATAAACTGAAATTGAAGAACGGTTCAAGGTCTAAATGGATTAATGGTAATGCTCTTGAATTAGTAGAGGGTGTAGAAGAGACTGAAACTGTTGAAACAACCACTGAAGATGTCGCAACAGAAAAGGTTGCGGAAAAGACTGAAACACCTATGACAGATATTTACTCTGCTATTGTTGAATCTGTAGAGAAGAATAGAGAAAAAAGAATCTATTTTGAGAATGATGATAGCACTTTCGTTATTGATCCAAGTGTTTCTAAAATTATAAAAGCAGTTTACGAGGGATTGAATAAAGACAACCGAAAGTTGATGAGAGATAAGTTAAATGAAAATCTTTCTTCTTTCTGTAAGGTTGCTTATTTTTCAATGTGTAAACTAGGAAAGATAGACGAGGAAATCTAATGAAACTGATTAAGGAATTAATACAAGAGGAAAATTTAAAATTCATCACTGAATCTAATGAAGGTGGAGAAAAGAAGTTCTATATTGAGGGTGTTTTCATGCAAGCTGACATAAAGAACAAAAATGGTCGAGTGTATGATTCCAATATGCTATCTGAAAAAGTTGAAGAATATAACAAAAATTTTATAGAAAAAAATAGAGCTTATGGTGAACTAGGACATCCATCAAACCCTTCAATTAATTTGGAAAGGGTTTCTCATAGAATCATCTCACTTAAGAGAGATGGTGCTAACTTTATAGGTAAAGCACAGATATCTAGCACACCATATGGTAATATTGTTAAGGGTCTTTTAGAAGATGGAGGAAAACTTGGTGTTTCTTCAAGAGGTCTAGGATCTTTAATGAAAGATAAATCAGGAGTTCTTAAAGTGCAAAATGACTTTATGATTGTGACTCCTGCTGATATCGTTGCTGACCCTTCTGCCCCTGATGCTTTTGTTGAAGGTATCATGGAAGGTAAAGAATGGGTATGGGATAACGGAATCATTCGTGAAAAAACAGTAGAGGATTATAAACAAGTTGTTGAGAAGACTCCATCAAAAGATTTATCATTAGTAAAATTAAAACTTTTTGAGGATTTTCTTTCAAAACTCTAAATATTATTTTTTATAAATAACTTTATAAACTATTTTAGGAGAAAAAAATGGATAATGAAACTTTGAATACAGAAGAAAGTTTAGAAGTAACCGAAGCTTCAATTGAAGAAGTTGGAGAGGTTGTTGAAGCAACCACAGAAGAAGAGGAAACTCTTGAATTTGATTCCGAAATTTCCGAGTCTGGTCACGATTCCAAAGAAGAGGAAGAAGAGGAAGAAGATGAGGATGAAGAGGAAGATTCTGTTGAAGAAAGTATCAATTTAGAATCTGCCATGAAAGATATGCCTAACACTAAATCTGGAATGGTTCAAAGTATCAATAATCTCCTCTCCCAAATGAAAAAAGATGAACTAAAATTTAAGATTAGTCATATTATGGAAGTTCTTATTGCAACTGAAAAAGAACTTGTAGAGAAAGAAAGTGGTCTAAATCTTTCCGCATTAGATTTATCTGAAAATGTTGAGGAACTATTCGAAGCAGAAGATTTGTCTGACAATTTCAAAAAGAAAGCAACTCTAGTTTTCGAAACTGCTGTTGCTAAAAGAGTTGATGAAGTTCAACAAAATATGGAAGAAAATTTCAGACAAGATATGGAAGAGCAAGTTGCTGCTTATAAAGAAAGATTGGCAGAAGCTACCGACAAACTTTTGAATGTTTCTATTCAAGATTGGCAAGAAGATAATAAACTTGCTATTCACACTGGTCTTAAATCAGAAATCACAGAACATTTTATTGAAGGAATGAAAACTCTTTTCAAGGAGCATTATATTGATATTCCAGAAGATAAAGAAAAAGTTTACGAAGCGTCTCAAAAGAAGTTGGAAGAAACGAATGCTAAATTAAACGAAGAAATTCAGAACAATTTAGATTTGAGGGGGACTATCGATAGTCTTACTTCCCAAATCTTGTTCTTGGAAAACACACAAAATTTAACAGATTCGGAAAGAGAAAAAGTCAAAGCTCTTTGTGAAAAAGTTAATTTCGAGAATGAAGAACAATATGTTGAGCATATCAATTTGGTGAAAGAATGCTATTTGGGTAATGATAGTGAAGATGTTGAGGTTGAAAATAACACAACTTTAGATGAATCTACTGAAGAATATATCACAGAAGACGTTATTCTAGAGAGTGTTGAAGGTGATGTTCAACTAGCATCTGAGGTCGTAGTACCTACTAAAAGTAAAATTGATAAATACGCAGATTTCCTTTCGGGGAGATGTAAATATTAAAATTTATAAATAACTATAAATTAAAATTATAATTGTAACTGTTATTATGTTAGATTCTGACAATCTAAATGTAAAAAGGAGAAAATAAAATGAGTTACGAAGAATTGTTGAAAAAATGGGAACCTGTTCTTGAGCATCCAGAGTTTGCTGAGATTAAGGATCCTTACAAGAAAAAAGTCACAGCAATCCTTTTAGAGAATCAGGATCGTGACATGGAAGCAAACAGAGGTTCTCTTAATGAAAGCAGTTTTGTTTCAACTGGAGCAAATGATCCAGCAGGTTTCAGTTCTAGTTCTAGTGCAGCTGGTCCAGTTGCTGGTATGGATCCAGTAATGATTTCCATGATTCGAAGAAGTATGCCAAACTTGGTTGCTTTCGATATGATGGGTGTTCAGCCAATGAGCGGTCCTACTGGTCTTATCTTTGCTATGCGAAGTCGGTACAATGACCAGTCAGGTAATGAAGCATTATTTGATGAAGTAGATTCTAGGTTTTCCGGACATGGCACTGACAGTGCTCCTGCGGCAGGTTCACCAGATTCCAACCCTTTTGATAACTCTAGTCTTACTGGTAGAGGTGGAGATACAACACCTCCTTCCAACACTTATGACACTCAAACTGGTGATGGAATGACAACTCATAGAGCAGAACGACTTGGGTTGGATAACGATCATTTCCGACAAATGTCCTTCAGTATTGAGAAAGTAGCAGTTACAGCTATGTCACGTGCTCTAAAAGCAGAGTACACTATGGAATTAGCACAAGATTTGAAAGCAGTTCACAATCTTGATGTTGAATCCGAATTAGCTTCGATTCTTTCCACTGAAATCATGACTGAAATTAATCGTGAAATGATTCGAAAGATTAACCTTTCTGCTAAGTTGGGTGCTCAAGATGACACTCAAAACGGTGGAATTTTCGATCTAGACGTTGACTCCAATGGTCGATGGATGGGTGAAAAATTCAAAGGTTTAATGTTCCAAATCGAGAGAGATGCTAACGCAATCGCAAAAGACACTCGACGAGGACGAGGTAACATGATTCTTTGTTCCTCTGATGTTGCTTCAGCACTTCAGATGGCAGGAGTTCTTGATTACTCTCCAGCACTTGCTAACTCTTTATCAGTAGATGATACTGGTAGTACTTTCGCAGGTGTTCTAAACGGTAAATATAAAGTTTATATCGATCCTTATGCTAAGGGTTCTGAATATTATACAATTGGTTACAAAGGTTCAAGTCAGTATGATGCTGGATTGTTCTACTGCCCATATGTTCCACTACAAATGGTAAGAACTATCGGTGAGAACACTTTCCAACCAAAAATCGGTTTCAAGACTCGTTACGGTCTTGTTGCTAATCCTTTTGCTCACAGACAAGCACATGATGCTACTGGTCAAAGAGGTGTAGCAGACGGTAACAACACTTACTACCGATTAGTAAAAGTTAAGAACCTTCTGTAATATTTAACTAATAAACAGTACAAAAAACCTCCATCTTTAGGTGGGGGTTTTTGGCATTATAAATATAAGTAAGGATTTATATTATGAGTTATGTGGATTATCAACCTTTGGATAATAATTTATTATCCACAAACAATTTTAAATTGGTTTTTAGTGACTTTCCTAAGATGGAATACTTTGTTCAAAGATTCACCTTTCCTAGGGTGAATGTAGAACCATCATCGCATCCTAGTCCATTTAAACCAATTCCTACTCCAGGAAATCAAATATCCTATGAATCAATCACTTTCACTTTCACAATTTCAGAAGATTTATCAAATTATTTGGAAATATATAGATGGATGACTAAAACTGGAACTCCTAATTCACATGAAGAGTATCAAAATGTGAAAGATATTAAGGATTGCAACCTAATAATAACTTCTAATAATAAAAACCCTATACTTACTGTGAAATTTAAAGACGTTTTTCCTATAGCACTTTCTGGGTTTGAACTTGATGTAACTAATACAGAATTTACACCTGTATCTGCTACAGCAGAATTCGTTTTCAATACCCTATCTTTTGATACAAATTTTTAGAAAGGATAATATGAGAAATACTATTTCCTTAGAAGAAATAGAATCTATGTGGGAATCTGATAGAAAAATGTTTCGAGATAATCTTTCAGAACATAATCTAGAAATTCCAAACCTACATGGTAAATATATGCAATTATATAATACCGAAAGAATTGTTAGAAAAAATCTACATCTAAAAAAGAAAAGATTATATCTAACTCTCCGAAAATACTTTATGGGAACATTGGATAAACATTCTCTTGAAGAAAGAGGATGGATGCCTTTTGGTCTCAAAGTTCTAAAAGCAGATTTAGAATTTCACATTGAAGGGCACGATGAATGGAACAAAGTTGAACTCCTTCTAGAAATGAGTGAAATTAAAATCAATTTCTTAGAGCAAATATTAAGATTGATAATGAACAGAGGATTCCAAATCAAAAACGAAATTGAGTTAGTGAAATGGGAATCTGGTATGATTTAAATGGAAAGTATCACCGTATATAAAATAGACGAAATATACATGAAGATTGTGGGAGAAAGGAGTGTTCTCCAAGATATTTCAGAAGAATTTACTTTTTTTGCTGATAATTACAAATTCATGAAGAAGTATAAAAGTGGAGTTTGGGATGGTAAAATCCGACTTCTAAACCCTCTAAACGGAAAGCTTTATGTGGGTTTGCTCTATCGTTTATTTAAAGTTTGTAAAGAATTAGACTATAAAGTAAAATTCGATAATATTAGTGACTTTTCATTAAATCAATTATCCATTGAGGATGTCAAAGATTTTATTCAAAACATTAATTTACCTTTCCCTCCAAGAGAGTATCAAGTTAATTCATTATATGACTGTATTCAGAAGAAACGTTTAGTCGTTCTTAGTCCTACAGGTAGTGGTAAATCTTTAATTATTTATATGTTCATTCGATGGTTCCTTTCACAACATCCAGATGAAAAACTGATGTTGATAGTTCCAAATGTAAGTCTCGTACATCAAATATACAATGATTTCGAGGATTATTCAAGCGATAATTTATGGAATGTAGAAAAATTTTGTCAAAAGATATATTCTGGTCAAGATAAATTAGTAGGTAAGAATATAGCCATAACCACTTGGCAGTCGATATATCGTCTCCCTCCCTCTTATTTCAACGGATATAGGGGTGTTATAGTTGATGAGGCGCATCAAGCAAAAGCATCATCTTTAACCAATATACTCGGTAAGATGCGGGATGCTGAATATCGAATTGGAACAACAGGAACTCTTGATGATATAAATGTTCACCAACTGACTCTTGAAGGTCTTTTTGGAGTTGTAAGAAATCATGTTACTACTAAAAAATTGATTGATGATAATTATCTCTCCAGTTTCAAAATAAAGTTTATAACGTTAAAATATCCAGAAGATGAATGTAAAGAAGTTTGTAAGATGGATTATGTTGATGAGATTGATTTTATTTTAGACCATCCTAAAAGAAATAAGTTTATAAAAAATCTTTGTAACATTACAAAAGGAAATACTCTCATTCTATACACTTATGTTGAAAAACACGGAGACCTTTTATCGGAAATGTTAGAAGAACTACCAGATAAAGAAGTTTTTTATATTCACGGTAAAATTGATGCTAAAATAAGAGAAGAGGTTAGAAAAAAAGTTGAAAGTATGAATAATGCTTTGATAGTGGCTTCATACGGAACCTTCTCTACAGGTATTAATATAAAGAACTTGCACAATGTTATCTTCGCATCTCCTACAAAATCAAAAATAAGGTCATTACAATCAATAGGAAGAGGATTGAGACTTGGTGATGATAAGGAATCTTGTACACTTTTTGATTTGTGTGATGATTTCTCAACAAAAAAGAAAACCAATTATATGATTAAACACGGAACCGAAAGAATGAAGATTTACATCAAAGAAGATTTTGAGATAGAATCTGTGACAGTCAGTTTCACTGAGAACTAAAACTAAAGTTTTTATTTAATTATATTATTATATTATTATATAAGAAAATACTTGAATAAAATCCTATATTATGTTATAATATATCTAAGGGAGAAAATAATATGAAGAAAACTGAGAAAAAAGTGAAAAAGAAGTCCACTAAAAAACACTATGTTAATAATAGTGATTTGTATGAATGTATGAAGACCTATTTAAGTCAATGTGAAGAATGTGATAAAGATGGAATAGAAAGACCGAAAGTCCCTGAGTATATTGGTGAATGTTTATTTAAGATTGCTGAAAAACTAGCAACAAAACCTAACTTCATGAACTATACCTATAAGGAAGATATGATCTTAGATGGTGTTGAGAACTGTCTCAAATATATCACTAACTTCAATCCAGAGAAGAGTAAAAACCCTTTCAGTTATTTCACATCTGTTATATACTATGCTTTTTTAAGAAGAATAGAGAAAGAGAAAAAGTATACTTATACTAAATTGAAAGCTATGGAAAATGAATTGTACAAACATGATAATATCGCAAATCTAAACTCATTTGACTCCTCTAACTTTTCTGTTGATGGAAATACAATGTATGATAATTTCTTTGAATTTATAGCAGACTACGAAAGAAACAAAGAAAAGAAGAATGAAAAAAAGAAAAAGGGTAAATCTTCCAAAGGATCTATTAAGATGAATCTAGTTCCATTTTTTGATGATGAAGAATAATTTTAAAAAAACTATTGACAAACGACTTAAATAATGTTATTATAGTTATATAAGTTAAAAACTTGGGAGGAATAGTGGATAATATTAGAGAGTTTGAGGGAGTCTTTTATAGACTGGATGATATAGATGTTAATGGAAGACCTTATGAAGATGCTCAACCAGTCAATCTCTTAAATAAAGAGACAGACGAAGAATTGAGATTGAGGTTGGAAAAAGAGAAAAAACTTAAAATCCAGAAAGCTCAGATGGCAGACGATGTTCATAGGGATAAATCATGTGGTAAAAAATCTTGTGGAAGTTGTTCTTGTGGAAACTTTAAAGTTCTTTTTGCTACAAACACTCATGAGGGTGTAAAATATGATTATTATGGTTTTGAAATAAAGGATTATGAATGAAATTGGCTTTAATCACCGATACACATTTCGGTGGTAGAAATGATAGTCAAATTTTCACTGACTATTTTTTTAAGTTCTGGGAAGAAGAGTTTTTCCCGACAGTCTTAAAGAATAAAATCAAAAAAGTGATTCATCTTGGTGATATCTTTGATAGAAGGAAATTTGCTAATATCAAAACTCTAAATTCTTTTAGAGAGAGATTTGCTGAATGGTTTGAGAAAAACGGAGTAGAACTTCATATAATTGTGGGAAATCATGATATCTACTACAAAGATACAAACAAAGTGAACTCTCCGAAAGAGATTTTAGGGGGTAGGTATAAGAAGATTAAAATCTATGAAGAACCTGAGATATTGAAGTTTGGAAAGACAAAAATATTATTTCTACCTTGGATAAATAGAGAAAATCAAGAACGTTCTATGGAATTGATTAATTCTAATGAAGCTTCTGTAGTTATGGGGCATTTAGAACTTTCTGGTTTCAAGATGTATAGAAACTCTGTCTGCTATCACGGTATGAGTCATAGTGTTTTTGATGGATATGACCTTGTAATGACTGGTCACTATCATCATAAATCAACAGTAGGTAATGTTGCCTATCTAGGTAGCACTTATGAAATTACTTGGTCAGACTATAATGATCCAAGAGGTTTTCATATTTTTGATACAAATACTTTAGAGTTGGAGTATCATCAAAACCCTCATAGAATATTTCATAAGATTATTTACGATGATACAAACTATGAAACAGTTTCCGATATGAATGTTGATTTTGAATATTGTAGGAATTGTTATGTTAAAGTTTTAGTCGAATCTAAAAACAATGCTTATCTTTTCGATAAGTTTATAGATTCTATTCAACTTCACCAACCATATGACCTTTCCATTGTTGAGGATACAAACTTATCAGTCGAGGAGAGTGAGATGGTGAATGAAGCAGAAGATACCATTACAATACTCAACAAGTATGTTGATGGTTTAGATATTGATGTAAATCTAGACAATTTGAAAAAAGTTTTACATTCTCTCCATAGAGAAGCAATAGATTTACAGTAGGGACAGTATGTTAATTTTTGAAAAAGTTCGTTACAAGAATTTTCTATCAACTGGTAATTATTTCAATGAAATTGATTTAAATGAGAACTCGGCAACACTGATAGTAGGTAAAAATGGTGGAGGTAAATCTACATTTTTAGATGCTATATGTTTCGGTCTATTCGGAAAAGCATTCAGAAATATCAATAAGAATCAGTTGATAAATTCTATAAATGAGAAAGGAACAGTAGTTGAAGTTGAGTTTTCTATCAACAATAAGAATTATATGGTTAGACGAGGAATCAAACCTAATATTTTCGAAATATACGTTGATGGTGAATTTATGAATCAATCTGCTGACGCAAGAGATTTTCAGAAAAAGTTAGAAAAGACTATTTTGAAAATGAATATCAAATCTTTTACTCAAATAGTTATATTAGGTTCTTCAAGTTTTACTCCATTTATGAAACTGTCCACACAAAACAGGAGAGATGTTATAGAGGATATATTGGATATTGACATATTCAGTATTATGAATAATCTATTAAAAGAGAGATATTCTGAGTTGAAGGATGAACTCGCAAATAATAACTACGAGATTAAGAACATTGAAAATTCTATAGAACTTAAATCCGAATATTTGGATAAGATGTTAGGATCTAAGAATAAAAAAATAGAATCTCTAATGACTGAAAATAAAGAATCAAGAAAGAAGATTGATAATATCAATAAAAAGATTCACACCAAACATGAGGAAATAACTTCTATAAAGTTAGAGAATATGGAAAAAATTCTTTCTAACTTGAGAGAAAAGCAAGATATCTTTTCCAAAATGAAAACTCAAAAAAGCAGATTGCAAAGAGAGAGTGATTTTTTTGAAAAGAATGACCACTGTAATACCTGTCATCAAGACATTAATAAATCTGTTTCTGATAGTATTATACAAAAGAATACAAAGAAGATTGCTAAAATTGATGAAGCTTTTGTCACAATAGAAAAGATGATAGCAGAGCAGGAAGGTTTGATTCAAGTTGAAAATGACAAGAGTGAAAAAATTAAAGAAATTCAAAATGAAATTTCCACTCTTCAACAGGACATAAGATTTCATGAGAAGAACATTTCCAAAAATGAAAAAGAAATGAACTTCTTAGAAAATAATAATGAGAATATAGAAAAAGAGAAATCTGGATTAGAAGATTTGAACAATCAACTCAAAAAACTTAACAATAAGAGATTGGAAGATTTGGAAAGAAGTGAATTATACAATGTCTGTCAAATGCTACTAAAGGATTCTGGTATTAAGACTAGGATAATCAAACAGTATTTGCCAGTCATGAACAAGTATATTAACAATTATTTGAACAGTTTTGACTTCTTTGCTAATTTTAATCTTGACGAAAACTTCAGTGAAGTGATAAAATCAAGACATAGGGATGAATTTTCTTATGATTCCTTTTCTGAAGGTGAAAAACAGAGAATTGATTTGGCAATTCTTTTTACTTGGAGAGAAATAGCAAGAATGAAGAATTCTGTTAATTCAAATCTTCTGATATTGGATGAAGTTTTTGATTCATCACTTGATGCAGAAGGTACTGAAAACTTTATGAAAGTTATGAACACACTTGAAGGTAAAGGATTTAACACATTTGTTATATCACACAAAACCGATTTACTTTCCGACAAATTTGAAAATCAAATAAAATTCGAAAAAGTTGGAGACTTTTCATATAAAAAGTAAAAAAACTATTGACATTCTTTCAAAGATAGTTTATAATAAAATAAACTGATATTAATTAGGAGAAAATTATGACTACGATTAGTGTTTCAGAAGAAACAATGAGAACCCTTAAAAATCTTGCTAGTATTAACCAAGGATTATTGTTTACATCAGACAACACATTATCTACTATCAATAGTAGTAATAATGTTTTATGTACTGCTAAAATTACAGAAACATTTCCTTTCGAATTTGGTATCTATGATTTAAACAATCTTTTAGGAACGTTCTCTTTGTTCGAAAACCCTCAGATTGAAGTAAATCAAGAAGAAGGTTATATGACTATTCGTGATGGTAATACTAAATCAACAACTGTTAGATATAGGTTTGCTCCAAAAAATCTAATTAAAGTTCCACCCAAAAACCATATTGACTTACCTTCACAGGATGTTGAGTTCACTCTCGGAGTTGATACTTTATCTCAACTCCAAAAAGCTAGTTCTGTGATGGGTTTACAATATCTATTTGTAAACGGTTCCGAGGGTATTATTACTGTTGAACTGGGTAAACCTAGTGATGCTAATAGTAATCGTTTTAGTATAGAAGTTGGTGAGACATCTCATGAATTTTCTTTCATTTTTTTGATGGATAATATCAAACTTCTTCCTGATGATTATAATGTGGTTATTTCATCAAAATGTATTTCACAGTTTACTTCTGTTAATTCTAACAGAAACTATTGGATATCTACTGAAACTGGTTCTAAATTTACTGCATAGGAAGTGTTAAATGAATATTGGTGAAGAATATATCTGGGCTCAGAAGTATCGACCAAAGACAGTTGATGAGTGTATCATTATAGATGAACTCAAAGATAGATTTCAGAATTTCATAGAGAAGGGGGATGTTCCTAATCTCCTACTCTATGGAACTGCTGGAACTGGAAAGACAACTGTTGCAAAGGCGGTTCTTGAAACTCTTGGTTGTGATTATATTGAAATCAACGGTTCTCTTGAAGGTAGAAATATTGACACTTTGAGAAACACTATCAAAAGTTTTGCTAGTTCTGTTTCTTTTACTGGTAAGAGAAAGTTTGTGCTTTTAGATGAGGCAGATGGATTAAATCCAACTTCACTACAACCCGCATTGAGAGGGTTTATGGAAGAATTCTCTTCTAATTGTGGGTTTATTTTGACTTGTAACTTTAAAGACAAGATTATAAAACCTCTACATTCAAGGTGTAGTGTGATAAACTTTTCTATTCCTAAAGATAAAAAACCTTTGATTGCTGCATCTTTCTATAAAAGAGTTTGTCAGATTTTGATAAAAGAGAATGTAGAATATGAAGGTGGGATAGTTGCTAAATTGATACAGAAACACTTTCCTGATTTCAGAAGAGTCTTGAATGAACTACAACAATGTGCTAGTTCCACAGGTGGTATTACTGGTGACATTCTTGTTTCACAAGATACTGCTATTGATGAATTAGTAGTCTATCTCAAAGATAAAAATTTTACCAAGATGCGAGAGTGGGTTGTCCAATATGGTGACACAGACCCTGAAAGATTTTTTCGTAAAATTTATGACGGTATGTACCAGTGGATGAAACCAGAAACGATTCCAACAGTTGTCATAACACTTGCTGAGTATCAATATAAAGCTTGTTTTGTTGCGGATCAAGAAATCAATATTGTTGCTTGTCTAACAGAATTGATGGCAAATGAGGTTTGTAAATAATGAAATTGTTTGAAGAACTTGAAGATGATGAAGTCTTAGAAGAGGAGGATAACACCAAAGAAACCTACTGCCCATTTAAATTCTTTTTGAATTCTATAAATAATACTAAAAAAAATGTCTTACTAGAAGACACTAACGGAAAAATTGAAGAAGCTTACAATTCTTACATTATAAATAAAACTTTATCATATTTTCCTGATACTATTATGCAATGTAATACAGTCAATATGTATTTTGATTTAGATAATAAATTGAAGTATGACTTTTTACTAAATAGTATTAGAAAGAGAAAAAGATTTACCCCTTGGGTTAAATCTACTGCCGAAGAAAATATAGAAGTTATAAAGATGTATTTCAATGTAGGAAATGAAAAAGCCAATGAAATATTATCTTTACTTAACGAAAACCAAATAAATAAAATAAAAGAGCAGTTAAGTAAAGGTGGTAGGGAGTGAATGAAGAAATAGAACTTTTAAGAGAATTAGTAGAAGTTAGGTTGAAAAAACCAGAAGACTTTTTAAAGATTAAAGAGACTCTGACAAGAATAGGAATCTCTTCGAAAGATAAAAAACTCTTTCAATCTTGTCATATTCTTCACAAAAAGAGTAAGTATTATATAGTTCATTTTAAAGAGTTATTTAAACTTGATGGAAAACCTTGTGATATATCAATCGAAGATATTCAAAGAAGGAACGCAATAGCTTGTCTCTTAGAAGAGTGGGATTTACTTGAAATAGTTGATAAATTAAAAGTTGAAGATAAAATTCATATAAGAAAAATGAAAATTATCCCTTTCAGAGAAAAACGTGAATGGGAATTAATTCCAAAATATAATATTGGAAAAAGCTAATAAATAATATTGACAAACATTTAAATTTATGTTATTATAAAAATAACACTTAGAAATGCTGAAGGTCGGGTTTCTAAGTTTTGTGAAAATGAATGACTTGCTTAATAAAGGAGTTAAAAATGCAAATGTCTAAATTTTTTGAATTGGCTATCATAGATAGCATGACTGACGGATGGAACTTTAGGAGTTCTGAATCAAATTATTACCCACCACACAATGTGTTAAAATTATCTGATGATAGTTTTGCTCTAGAATTTGCTGTGGCAGGATTTAAACAAGAGGAACTGGAAGTTCTTCTGGATAAAAATACACTCGTTATATCTGGTAAAAAGAAATCGGATAACGAATCACAAATAACCGATGCTTCTTATCATTACAAAGGTATATCGACAAGAAGTTTTAAAAAATCTTTTCAATTGGAAAAGTATTTGGAAGTCACTAATGTTTCTCTATCTGATGGTATATTAAAAATTCTTCTAGAAAGAATAGTACCAGAAGAAGAAAAACCTAAAATTTTGACGATAAGTTAATTTTTAATAAAGTGGGAAGGGTAAAATCTTCCCACTATAAATAAACTGATGGTACATGCAAATTTTATTTTACTTTTAACAATTTTTTTAACAAGTGGTTTTTATTCAGATTTTATTTTCGAGAAACCTACTAGAACTGTTAAAAAAGTTTTCATTCATTGTAGTGACAGTGATTGGAGACACCATGATGATATATCAGTGATTAGAAAATGGCATGTACAGGAAAAGGGGTGGTATGATGTTGGATATCACTACTTCATAAAAAAGAATGGAACAATTCAGAAAGGTAGGAATTTAGAGTTCACACCTTCATCACAAAAAGGTCACAATTCTAGAACTATATCTATTTGTCTGCACGGAAAAGAAAAATTTACTGAAAGGCAATTTGAATCATTAAGAAAATTATGTCTAGAAATATATAGAGCATATAACGGTAGAATAACTTTTCATGGGCATAGAGAAATTACAGATGAGAAAACTTGTCCGAATTTTGATTACGTTGAAGTTCTTAATTTAGACGAACATGGACGTATGAAGGGAATATAATATGAAAATTTATGCAATGAGAATGAAAACTGGTGAAGAAGTTATTTTCAGAACAGAAACAGATTTTGATAAATTAGTCGAATCCATCAATCAGAATGTTTTGATTAAAGTTGAAAAACCTGTAACCATGTTACCAGTTGAAAATAGAGTTACGTTTGTTCCTTGGGTTTTCTTTGCTAAAGATGACAACTTCACTTTTAGCACTCAAGATGTAGTTCTGTTTTATTATCCACAAGAACAAATTGAATCCGAATACAGGAGAATGACTAGCGGAATTATTACCAGTCCATCTTTAGCATAAATACCTTGACTTTTTTACCGTATTGTATTATAATAGTAATCAAAGTGAGGGTTTATGCGTTTCTATACTTCCGTTAATTCGGTCAATGATAAAATTTTAGTTAAAGGTTTCGTTAATGGTGAAAGGTTCATTGATAAAGTTCCTTATCAACCTTCTATGTTTATGAAATCTAATGCGGGTGATAAAACACCTTATAAGGATATCTATGGTAATCCTCTGAAAAAGATAGTGTTCCAGAGTCTCCAAGAAGCAAAAGATAAGTGTTTCCAAAAAAGCACAAGGGAAGACTACTATGGTATGGCAAACTTCGAATACTCTTACATTGCCGATGAGTGGCCTGATGAGATAGAGTTTGACCCTAAACTAGTAAAGAAACTCTATCTCGATATTGAGGTTTCATCTGAGAACGGTTTCCCCAAACCAGAAGAAGCTTCCGAACCTGTTACGGCAATAACTCTTTCTAATGGAGATATGTATTTTGTTTTTGGGTTGAAAGAATATAAACCACATAAAGAAAAGATTTATTATAAAAGGTTCAAATCTGAGCATGAACTTTTAGAAGGTTTTATCAAGTTCTGGTCTGGTTTTGAGGTAGATGTTATCACTGGCTGGAACACTAAGTTCTTTGATATTCCTTACCTAGTCAATCGTATCAAGGTTCTTTTAGGTGATAAAGAATCTAAAAAACTATCCCCGTTCGGTATAGTGAGAGAAAGGATGGTTCAAAAATATCAAATTGCTGGGCCATCTGGGGGAACACAACAGACTTACAATATCTTGGGAGTTTCTGATTTAGACTATCTTGAAATGTATAAAAAGTTCACTTTCACTAATCAAGAAAGTTACAGACTTGATCATATTGCTTTCATTGAACTTGGTGAAAAGAAATTAGATTATTCAGAATATGAAGGGCTTTCTGACTTGTATGAGAAAGATTATCAAAAGTTTATTGAATATAACGTAAAAGACGTTGAGTTGATTGTGCGACTTGAAGAGAAACTTGGTTTCATTGAGATGGTTCAAACGATGGCATATGATGCTAAGGTGAATTATGATGATACATTCTTTCAAGTTCGTATGTGGGATGTTATTATTTTCAATGCTCTGAAGAAGTATAAGATTGTGATCCCTCCAAAGATTAAACAACCCAGTCAACCATTTGAAGGTGCTTATGTGAAAGAACCTAAATCTGGATACTATGAGTGGGTGACTTCTTTTGACTTGAACTCTCTTTATCCTCATATTATTATGCAGTGGAACTCATCTCCAGAAACACTCAAAAGAAAAAATGACGATGTAACTGTCAATGATTTACTCAATCAAGTCTATGAACCAGAAATAAGTGAGAATGAGTCTATGATGGCGAATGGTTCTGTTTATGATAAGACGAGAACAGGCATTCTTCCTGCTTTAATGTCAAAGATGTATGAAGATAGAAAGAAATACAAAAAGCAGATGATAAAACTGCAAAAGGAGTATGAGAAAACAAAAGACCATAACACCAAAATGCTTGCTGACAAGTATTACAATCTTCAGTTAGTCAAAAAGATTCAGTTGAACTCTGCTTATGGTGCTATTGGCAATCGTTTTTTCCGTTTCTTTGATGTTCGTATCGCAGAAGGCATCACAACTTCTGGTCAGTTGGTCATTCGTTGGGCAGAGAAAAAGATGAACGAGTTTCTGCGAAAAAGGTTTGGTAATGATGAAAAAGATTTCGTGATTGCTTCTGATACAGATTCTTTATATCTTGATTTGTCCGATTATGTTAGTGAGATGGAAACAAAAGATAAGTCCGAAATAGCAGACAAATTGAATCTAATTTCTCAAAATGAGATTCAACCTTATATGGAACAGTTCTATGATGAATTGAAAAACTATCTCAATTGCCCAAAACAAAAAATGGTGATGGAAAGAGAGGTTATCGCAGACCAAGGTATATGGATTGGTAAGAAGCACTATGTTCTCAATGTTCTTGATTCTGAAGGGGTTAGATATGAAAAACCTAAACTCAAGATGATGGGAATATCTGCTGTCAAGAGTTCTACTCCTGCTATCTGTCGTGATAACATTAAGAAATCTATTGACATTCTGATGAATGGTAATCAGGAAGAGTTGTTTGATTTTTTGGATACTGCCAAAGACAGTTTTATGAAGGCTCCTGCTGAAGATATTATGTTTCCTAGGGGTGTCAATAATATCCAAAAATATACAGGTCAGGATACTCTCTATACGAAGGGGACACCTATCCACGTGAAGGGTGCATTACTCTACAATAGGTTCCTAAAAGAAAAGAACCTTGAAAAGAAGTATGAAAAAATTGAAGAGGGTGAAAAAATCAAGTTCTGTTATCTGAAACAACCGAATCCTGTTTTCGATACAGTTTTTGCCATCAAAGATATTCTTCCAAAGGAGTTCGAGCTTCAAGAATTTATCGACTATGAAAAACAATGGGAGAAAGCTTTCCTCGAATCTGTTGAAGATATTGTTGATGCTAGAGGTTGGAAGACAAAAAAATCTTCAAGTTTATTTGACTTTTTCTAAAAGATATGTTACTATAATACTATAGGAGTTAAAAATATGGATTTTAGTTATATTGTAGTACATGAAACTCTGTTAAACAAAGAAGCAATTATTGAACACTACTCAGAGAAAGACGGTGTAGAAGTCAAATATGTTTGTACTACAGATTTAAAAGAAAGTGACTGTCCTGTAGATGTGTTCTACAGAGAAACTCCACATCCAGAGTTTGGTAACAGATATTTTGGGTTGTACTGGGATCAAGTTCGTGGACATTTAATGATTACCAATGCTGATGTAGTTGAAGAACTTGAGTTTGGCATGGTAGAATGCGATGGCAAATATTATTACAGTCAAAGTCGTCACGATTACAAAAAACTAGACAACGGCAAGATGATTGATGGAGGTCGAGCATATATTAAAACCAACCGAGGATGTGATGCTGTTATGCGAATCATCGATGGCAAGTTTATTGCTAAGGATGGCAGATGAAAAAATCTTCAAGTTTGTTTGACTTTTTCTAAAAGATATGTTACTATAATACTATAGGAGTTAAAAATATGGATTTTGAAAGTATTATTTCTGCTGCTGGTAATGAGTTTGCTCAGACTGCCAGTGAGATGGAAGAAACACAATCATACATTGATACTGGAAGTTACACCTTGAATGCCATTTTATCTGGTTCTATTTACAAAGGACTTCCAGGAAATAAAGTTACTGCTTATGCAGGTGAACAGGCAACAGGGAAGACCTTTTTTGTTTTTGAGGCTGTGAAGAACTTTCTCCTTTCTAAACCCGAAGGAAGAGTTCTATTTTTTGAGACTGAGAATGCCTTGGAAAAAGGAATGTTTGACTCTCGTGGAATTGACTCGTCCAGGATAACTATCTTCCCTGTTGCCACTATTGAAGAATTCAAGTCACAAGCAGTTAGGATTTTAGATGCCTATCTTGCTATAAAAGAATCTGAAAGACCTGATTTGATGATGTGTCTCGATTCACTAGGGATGTTGTCTACGTCCAAAGAGGTGAATGACACAACAGAAGGATCGGATAAAGCGGACTTTACGAGACCTAAACTGATCCGTTCTGCTTTCCGAGTTCTCACTCTCAAACTCGGAAGAGCTAATGTCCCTCTTCTTATTACCAACCACACTTATACGAGTGTTGGTAGTTTTATCCCTACTCAAACATCTGCTGGAGGTGGCGGTCTCAAATATGCTGCCTCCAGCATTGCTCTTTTAAGTAAGAAGCAAGTGAAGGAAGGGACAGAGAAGGTCGGAAACATAGTGAAAATAAAAATGGAGAAGTCGAGATTTACCAAAGAGGGTTCATCTATAGAAACTAAAATAGACTTTGAGAAGGGTCTTGATAGATATCACGGAATGATTGAACTTGGATTAGAAGCAGGAGTGTTTCAAAAGAGTGGTACAAGGATTTTAGTCGGAGAATCCAAACTCTACCCAAAAGCAATCTACGATGACCCAGAAAAGTATTTCACAAAAGAAGTGCTTGACAAAATAGATGATTATGTGATAAAAAGATATAGTTACGGAAAAAATAGTACAACGGAGGAATAATGCGAGTTGAGAGAATCATAATATCGGGGATTCTCAAAAACGATTCTTACAGAAAGAAAGCTTTCCCACATCTTCATGAAGAATATTTTCACGATAAGAAAGAATTGAGTATTTTTGAAATAGTTAAGAAACATATCTCGAAATATAAGAGTGCCCCTGTAAAAGATGAACTATTGACAGAAGTTCAAACAATTCAAATGACAGACAAGGATGTCGAAGATTGTCAAGAGATTGTAAAAGAACTTTTCAATATCGAAACATCTGATGAACAATGGTTATTGGAAAAAACCGAAGAGTGGTGTCAGGAGAAGTCTGTATATAATGCAGTCATGGAGTCTATTTCCATTATTGATGGCACTGTAAAGAAAAACAAAAACATCATTCCAGATATTCTAAAAGAAGCTCTAGCAGTCACATTCAAGATAGAACTTGGACATGATTATATTGAAGATGCTGATGCCAGATTTGAGTATTATAACAAGAAAGATGATAAGAAAATTCCATTCGGAATAGACTTGCTCAACAAAGTTACAAGAGGTGGTATTGCTTCGAAGACTTTGAATGTGGTTATGGCAGGAACAAATGTTGGAAAATCTTTCTTTATGACTGACTTTGCTTCACACTGTCTTGCTAATCAAAAGAATGTTCTGTATATCACTCTTGAGATGAGTGAAGAAGAACTTGCAAGAAGGATTGATGCCAATCTATTAAACATAAACATAAATGAACTTGATGAAGTTCCTACAAATATGCTCAAGAAAAAACTTGAAGAGAGGAGTAGGAATATCAAGGGTAAATTAATATTTAAAGAGTTTCCGACAGGTAGAGGAAGTGCAGCAGATTTCAATAAATTGCTTGATGAACTTGAATTAAAAAAGGGATTCAAACCCGATATTCTTTTTATTGATTATATCAATATCTGCGCTTCCTCTACTCTTGGAACAAAATATAAAGCAGATAAATACTTATATATCAAAACTATTGCTGAAGAACTCCGAGGTTTGGCAGTCGATAAAGATATTCCTATCTTCACGGCAACACAAACAAATCGAGAAGGATACGGTGATTCGGATCCAGATTTGACAAACACAAGTGAATCTTGGGGATTACCTGCTACTGCTGACTTTATGTTTGCTATGATGACTGATGACCAGTTAGAACAACTTTCCCAGTTTCGAATCAAACAACTCAAGAACAGATATAATCGTAAAGACTCGCATAAAAGATTCTGTATCGGTTATGACTTGATGAAGATGCGACTTTTTGATATTGATGATGGAGGTATTGGTTCTGTATCAACAGGTCAACAAGATGACACTCCAAGTCACGGCAGTGGATTTCTTCAAAAGAAAAAGACTCTTGATTTTTCTGGCATTTCAGTTTGAGGTTATTATGATAAATGTGATTTTTGATTTTGAATCTTTAGGATTAAATGAGAATAGTGTATTGTTAAGTTTGGGTGTTGTTGCTTTTGACACAAAAGATTATGATATTCAGAGTGATGGAGTTGAAACGACTTTCAATAAACTTTTAAAGCAAGGTCTCTATGTAAAACTTGACGCAAAAGAACAGACATCTAAGTATGGAAGAACTATTGATAAATCAACTCTTATGTGGTGGACTGAGCAAGGTGAGGAAGCGAAGGATGTTCTCCGAAAATCTGATGATGATGTTTCCTTAGATAGGATGGAATTATTATTGAAAGACTATTTTGAGTTGAATGGTGTCACTAAGAATACTCCTGTTTGGTCAAGGGGTTATACTGAACCTATGTGGTATGAATCTGTAAAACTGAATCTGAACACCTATGGATCCATAAGACATTATCAATATCGTGATATTAGAACTTTATTGAATGTTGTGATTGAGGATAAGTATTTGAGTCGAAATCATATTAATACTATTAAACAACCAGAAAATTTTATAAAACATAATGCTTTACACGATGTATGTTTTGATGCAGTTCAATTTCTCTGCACTCAATAACATATAAATACTTACACACACATTACACAGGAGGACATTATGTCTAACAAAACACCGTTCGAGATTCGCCTTGAACTTCTAAAAATGGCGAAAGATTTATTGATGGATGAATACTTTCAAAAAGTGGATGCTATCAATATGAAGTATAACTATGATGTCGAAGCTTGCATCGGAGCAGGTTTAGATATTCCGGAAAGACCTACAATCCCCTACCCAACTGAAGAGCAAGTTATTTTGAAAGCAAAAGCACTCAACTCTTTCGTAAGTAACGGATAATCTAAATGGGGGATTGAAAAATCCCCCTAAAATATTTTCTCAAAACCTATTGACTTTTCTTTTCAATTATATTATAATATTAATATAAGGTAAGAAAAGGTAGGATTATGAACTCCAAAAAAGCAAAAAATAGACTTAGAAAATTAAAACAGTATGCCAAAAAAATATTTAATGAAGAACAACCCAAGGAAAGAAAGATGGAAAGAAAGATTTATATTCTTGAAATAGATCCTGATCAGAAAAAATCTATTAAAGTTGGTCAAACTGATGGATGTGTTGAAAAACGCAACGCTGAAACAATGACCAACGCTAGTTTACGCCGTAGAGAAGGTACTAGTGCTTGGTGGGAATCGGCATATAAATACGATGGTACAAGATTTACTGATACTGACTTCATAAAATACTTACTTGAAAAGGGTTACGTATTCGAACGTAATAATAATGATAATAGATCTGAGTGGGTTGAGTTTGATCCAGAAGGTAAACGAGTTACATCCAATCAAATTAAAGATGAATTAAAGAAATTTATGGGTAGACCAGTATACAACCCTTTAGTACTTAGACCTGCACAAAGATATGTTATTGATGAAATCCAAAAACTGATAGATCGTAATTGCAAGTACATTAATGCAGGATTGTGTGTGCGATTAGGTAAAACCGTTATTTCATTAGAAACAGCTGCAAGAAATAATTTTATGCCTGTATATATTGGTAAAAACTTAACTTCACAAACTAGTTCTAAAATTGATAACGACACATTTGGAATTGTACCAAATTTACTTACAGTCAGTATACATGGTGGAGAAAAAGTAAAAAAGATTATTGATCAAATTGAAGCAAAAAATGAAAAGAATTTGCCGATTCTTTTCGTTATTGACGAAGTTGATGACGCTTCACATACTAAAAATTCAATATCCACTATTAAACCAATAGTAGAACATTTCAAATCAAATGGAAATCTTGGTTGCGTTATTACTATGAGTGGCACAAGAATTCATAGAGGTGCAAAAGTTCTTAATCAAATTTCTGAAGGTGGATATAAGGAAGTTTTACTATATTATCATGAAATGCAGATATTACAACCCGAAGTGACATGTAACCGCAATTTCACTCGTATCTGTTTTTATGATAAATCGAATCCAGATCGTTTTTTAAATATTTCTGATTCATTAAAATGTGACACAGGTCGTAAAGATTTAGTTGAATTCTTTAAAAGTATATTGTCACGTGACAATAATTTCAAAATTGAATCTAATGATGAGTTCCCTCATTGGTTTGTTAAAATTTGTGCAAACAAACTAGATGGTGTGGGTATATTAATAAAATTACTTAATAAAAACTGTTCTGAAATTGATGGTCAAAAATATGTTTATTTTGCGATTAATGGCAAAACCACAAAAAATAAAACTGCTCAAAAATATTGTCAAAACCTTATTCAAAAAAACAAGGATAAAATTTGCGTTTTTATTTCACAAGGTATGGCTACAACTAGTTTCAGTGTAAAGGGTATTGGTAATAGTCTTGTGTTGACAGATAATAAGTTAACTGCCGATGATATACAGGCATTACATCGAAGTGCTACTTGGGCTAAGGGGAAAGATGAATGTAATATGGTTGTTGTAACCACAAATGGTGATGAAGAATACAAATATGATGATGTATTTGAAAATGAGATTAAATCGGATAATCCAGAAGATCAGAAAATAAAGTATAAAAGTGTTTTAAATAATAACAGTATAACTCACATTATTACCAATGGTACTACCAAAGGCAGTAGTAAGCATTCAGTAAAAATTGAAAGTAAAAATGTTGCAGATTATATTGATAAAAAACAAAAAGCAATGAAATCTGTTAATAGTCTAGTGATTGCAATATATGGTGAAGATGTTGATCCTGAGTTACGTGAATGGATTGTTACTAATGCTAAAGGTTTAATCTCAAAAAGTAAAAAATTTAAAAGTGGAAAACCAGACTCAATTGAATCAGATTCAAGTCACAAAGATAATAAAGAGACCTCAAAAGAAAAAAGTGGTAAAACTTCTAAAAAAGAAATAGAAATCACTCGACAGTTCGTGAAAGACTCTATAAATTTACCTGCAATTGCTAAAGAACAGGGAATTGGTATTCGAGATTTGTCTAACCTTAATGCGAATTTGGGTGTGGATTTAGAATTATTTTTTGATGTGTATGATTCTGTAGAAGGGTTTAAATGTGGTATTGATTTAATCTATAGGGATTGTGATGACAGGAAGTATTTAAGAGAGTGTATTGAGAGAACGATGTTTAAAAATGATTTTCTTGACACATTAATGCCTTGACATTGTATTTTATTTATGGTATTATATGTATATGAGATTAAAAAAGGGGACAGGAGTAACTAAGATGTCAAAACTAATTATTTGTAGTAATCAAAATATTCTAAGTTATTTTGAACGTGTTGCTAAAGGTGACACAATTGTTCTAGAAGATGATGTATCTAAGAAAAGATGGCTCCTTTTTCTTGAAAAATGTGAAATTTACGAGAGTGATGTTAATTTTATAACACAAGAGGGGTTTCTGGATATGAAAGATGTTAAATTTGATGCTATTATAGGTAATCCACCTTACAGTTTAGCTGGAAATAAAACTGGTAAAAGAGGAAGAGCTGTAACTTTATATGATAAATTTTATAAGAAATCTGTAGAACTTAGCCCTATTGTTTATATGATAGTTCCAGATACTAGTAGAAATACACAATCCTTTAATAATTTTATTCAAAATATTGATAATTGTAATAAAGTTATCCCAATTGACGACAATGTATTTGATATTAATCAAAAAGTTTGGTGTTTAGTTAAAGATAAAAATTGTAAATCCCCTAAAGCAATTAAAATTGAAGATGTTAAATGGATTCCAAACGAATTTCCTAAACAGAGAGTTCAATGGTCTAAAGGTAAATTAAATGTGACGGGAAATAGGAACTTGTTAAAAAATATTGAAGGGGAATATACCGTCTACCACAAGATAAATGGTAAAGGTTGTATCAAATATTCAAGTGAATTCATAGATCCTAAGAAATGCTTTCCATCCGATGGATATGCTGTAATTATGCCACAACAGATTCAAAAAAATGGGTGGACTAGAACCGATATTATTAAATGTGATGGGAAACAATCTGCAATGAATGGTGTGAATTTAGCTTTTGTTAAAACTAAAGAAGAGGCTGAATATTTGGTTAAATATATGAAGTCTGATAAATTTATAAATCAAGCTTTGTCATATTGTGGTGGACAAAATAATGTGAAACTTGGCACATTGAAATTAATTAACATGGATGATTATGAATTTGGAAAAGATAAGAAAACATCTCTTTGAAAGAGAGTATATGAGTGGTATTGATAGAGAAGAACTTCGTGTAAAAACTACAGCAGAAATATTCACTCCAACAATCCTTGTGGAGGATATAATAAATGGAATGGATCCAGAATTATTTGAAGATGAGAGTAAAACCTTTTTAGACCCTTCTGTTGGTGATGGTCAAATTTTAGTTAGTGTATTCTATAGGAAATTACAGAATGGTATTGAATTCGAACAAGCTCTTTCCACTTTATATGGTGTTGATTTAATGCAAGATAATGTGGATTTATGTCGTGAAAGGTTATTATGTGGTCGTGAAGACCTTAGACATATAGTTGAAAATAATATCGTTTGTGCAGACGCTCTTCGATATCATTACCGTTTTGATGGCACTCCTGCATACGATCAAAGTCCAGATTTACTTTCTTTTTTTTAAAACTATTGACAACCCACCCATTTTTTAGTATAATATTAATATAGGGTAAGAAAAGGAGATATTATGAAATTTGGTTTGACTTATGAAGAGAAAATGGAAAGACAGAAATCTTTTTGGAGTTTATCGGAAGAAGAGGTTTCTAATCTCATTATAGAAATAGAAAAATATATTGAAAGGTTTAATCAAGATCCTTTTCTTGTGATTGCTAGAAAAGAGTTAGAACAAGATTTAGAAACTCTACATACCATTCTGTTAGAATTCCAATATGGTAAAAGAAGAAATCCTTCAACTACTAAATAGTTAGTAAGGATTTTGAGATGAGAGAATATTCAATTACAACAGACATTATACTTGAATCTAAAAGCAACAAAAATTTACATTTAGAGCATTTAGAAGACTATCCATTGAATGATGGGTATAAGGGTATAACAAAAACTGTTTCTTTCCTAAATTCAGTATTTGACCTCCTAAAAGGTAACTCGGAACTTAATGTTGATGTAACCGTAAAGTATGACGGTGCACCTGCAATATTCTGTGGAACAGACCCCTCTGATGGTAAGTTTTTTGTAGGAACCAAATCTGTATTTTCTAAGAGTTCCAAACTTGTCAAATCATTATCCGACATATCTAAATACGGATATCCTGCAGGTTTAGCAGATAAGTTGAAAGTAGCATTCACAGAACTTTCCAAAATAGGAATCAAGAATGTCTTGCAAGGGGATATGATGTTCACCTCTTCCGATATACAAAAGAAGAAGATAAACGGCATTCCTCACATAATGTTCCAACCAAATACCATAATCTATGCTGTTCCCGAAAAGTCCGAACTAGGAAAGAAGATTATGTCTTCTAAAATAGGTATAGTTTTCCATACAACTTATTCTGGGGACTCATTGGAAAGTATGCAAGCATCTTTCGGTGCTAATGTGAGTCAACTGAAAAAAGTTTCTTCTGTTTGGTTTGATGATGCATATTATAAAGATGTCACTGGATTCCTTTTTTCTGGTTCCGAAACAGATGAAGTTTCCAAGAAGATAAAAGAGTTAGAAAGACTCGGAAATTCTATAGGTAAGAAATCAATGTCCAACATCTTTGAAATACAGAATCAATTCAAGTCTAATGAAATGGGAGCAGGGATTAAAACATTTTTCAACTCCAAAATTAGGTCAGGGTCATTACCTTCTGCTAATCTTAAATCTTTGAATGAGTATTTCTCACATTTCCAAAATCACTTCCAAAATAAAATAATATCAAAATTGAAAACTGAAAAGTCTAGAGCACAGAAACTGGAAAGAATGAACAGTATGTTGACTCTTATGAAAAGAGAAACTTCTGCTCTAGTTAAACTCCTTAAATTTATGAAGTTGACGATAGAGATTAAAAATATGTTGATAAGGAAGTTAGAGAAGAACTCATCGAAAGGTCTTGGAACTTTTGTGATTGATGATAAAGGTTTTAGAGTGACGACTCCAGAAGGGTTTGTTGCTATTGATAGGTCTTCTGGTGGAGCAGTTAAATTTGTTGACAGGTTGGAGTTCTCAAGACTCAATTTCACTGTTGATAAGAATTGGTCAAAGGCAAGTGTATGAAAAAAGTTGTTATGATATTTGGAAGGTTTAATCCTCCAACAACTGGGCATAAACTTTTGGTTGATAAGAGTTTTAAGTTAGCAAAAAAATTAGGGGCAGAACACGCCATATTCACTTCAAAAACTAATGATGCTAAAAAGAACCCCCTATCAGTAAATGACAAAATAAAATATATGAAACTTTCTTTTCCTAAACATAGTAAGCACATTCATCACCCCGACGATATTGGAACTCGGTCTCCTGCTGAAGTTCTTGAAATGTTGAGTGAAAGGGGTTATGAGGAAGTTTATTTTATGGTTGGGTCGGATAGAGTTAAGTCCTTTGAAGGTATGACAAAATCTATGCAAGATAAAGGATACACAAAATTCAAGAAGATAGAAATAGTTTCAGCAGGTGAAAGAGACCCTGATGCAGATGATGTTTCTGGAATGAGCGCATCTAAAATGAGAAAGTTTGTTTTAGATGATGACTTTGACTCTTTTTCACAGGGAACTCCTATGAATACTAAAGATGCTAGAAATATGTTCGACGACATCAAAAAGGGAATGAAACTTAACGAGAATAATTTAGAAAAGATGTTATTTGATAATTTCTTTAATTTGAATGAGGAATGAGATGCCTAGAAAAAAGATTTTAGCACCACAAGAACTTGTTGAAAAAAGAATAAAAACTTGTTCTGAATGTCCAAGACTTTTTAAACCTACATTCACCTGCAAAGAATGTGGATGTTTTATGAAAATAAAAACGAAATTTAAGCAGGCAAAATGTCCTTTGGGTAAATGGGACGAATAATATAAATATACCTATACAAATATGGAGTTATTATGGCAGATTTAAAAGATATGGAAGGTCCAGTAAAATTTAAAAAGGGTGTTGAGTTATACTATGACCCTAAAAAAGATATGTTCTACGACGAAAAAAAGAAAAAATACGTTAAAGAAAAGGACATTATTAAGATGGTTGAAGATTCCGAAGAGGGATTAAAAACTTTAAATATGGAAGACCAACTAAATCTTTCTTTTTCCAAGACGTTTGATGCGCACAAAGAATATCAAACAAAAAAAGTTTTTGAGAAAATAAAAAGTAAGAAAAAAGCAAAGAGAATAAATGAAAAGTTAAAAGCTTCCGACCCTATTCAGAAGTGGATTTCGGATTTTGTTGATTCTGATGATGAAAGATTTGAAGGAAAAACAAAAGAAGAAAGAATCAAAATGGCAAAAGGTGCTTATTATGGAGCACAAAATGAAGAAGTGAAAGAACTTTTTGATAAAGACCTCTTCACCAAAGAACTTTTAGAAAAATCAGAAGAATATCAAAAGTTCTTTCAATCTGCTCTGAAAAAGTTCGGTGTAGACTCACCTGCTGAATTGGACGACAAGAAGAAAAAGGAATTCTTTGACTATGTTGATAAGAATTGGGAAGGTGATAACGAAGAGGATGAAGAAGAAACTATTGAAGAATCTTACGACAGAAAAACCAAACTCAAGATCCATAAAGCGATGATGAAAAAGTATGGAAATGATCCATACTATAAACAAGTTATTGATGCGATATTTAAAGATACAGATGAAATGCAAAAAGCAATTAAATCCTTGATTGCCATTAGGGGCAATCAAGCATTCAAAAATCTCCAAAGCGATATGAAAAGAATGGTTGAAGAATCTATTGAAGAAACTGTTGAGGAATCAAGAATAAGACTATCATCATTAATGAATGGTGGTGCTTTGATTTACGATAGAGATGAAGACCCAGATGATGATAAACTTGCTACTGTTAAGGTAAAAGGCAATCCAAAAAA